GTCACCGCCTCCATCTGCTTGCCCACCTGCTCGGTTTCTTCACCCAGGGTGCGCAGCGCCTTGGAGAACCCCGCACCGGGGTCTGACATCTCAAGGGCCCGTTGCCCCAGCAAAGTCGCCCCATCGGCTGCCTGACGGGCAGCCTCCTCGATTCGCCGAAACGATTCGGCCAACTTGTCGTTGCCAGGCGTGGCCTCCACCAGCTCTCTGGCCTTGGCCGCGAAATCCGCCAGCTCATCGGCGCTGGAGCGCCTGGCAGCGGACAGACGCTTGAGCGCATCGATCTCGCTGATCGAACCGGTCTCACGCAGGACCTTGATTTGCTCTTCGGTCGATCGAAGCTGTCCCTGGCTCCTGGCCACCTGCTCCTGCAGGTCTTTGAGTGTTTCACCCGGCAGCTTGATTTCACGCTCGAGGTTGGACTGCTGGGCTTCACGCTCGAGTTTTTCTCGGCGCAGGGTGATTTCCGAGAGCTTGTCTTGCAGCTTGAGTTTGTCCTGGGCCGTCTTGGCCACGGTGGCCAGTCCACGCTTCAAGATGGACTCTTCCTGCGCATACAACTCGCCCAGGCGATCTGTGAATTCCTGCTGGGCGTTCAGCCGGGCCTCACTGGCCTCCTTGTAGCTGATGTAACCCTGCCCCTCGTAGAGGTCGATGATCTTTTGCCGGTCCTTGAGAAGGCCCGTTTCTACATCGGTCAACCCCTGCAGCTGCTTGATGTCGCTTTCGATTTTGGCCATGGCCGCTGCGGTGAGCGCGCCAGTGGCCGAGTTGTAGTTCAGCTTGGGCTTTTTGGCTTCGGCTGCAGCCTCCGTCTCACCCCGGTTGATGGCATTGAACCGTTCTTTGACCGCATCGGCTAAGAGTGGCATCTTCCAGAGGTCGACATAGGTCTGGTTGGCTTTTTCGACGATCGCGTTGCGTTTTTCCAATGCGGTCTTGAGGGTGGCCTGGTTCTCCTCAGAAAATGGGTTCAGTCCTTTGCCACCTGCGAGGAAAGTGCCGAGCAATTCGATGTCAGCCCAGACTGCCTCGAAACTGCCCATGACGGCCTTGGCCATCTGGATCACACCTCGCAGCGCATCAATCACGATGGCAATGCCATACGCTGTGTCCTGCGCCCAGGTCTTGAGCGTGCCATCGTCTCGCAGCTTGACCATGGCTTCAGCCGTGTTGTGCGTGCCCAGCATCACGGCTTTGAGTTCGCCAACCAATTCTTCGAGCGCAGGCAGCGCCGCCGTCACGATGGTCTGGGCCACGAAGTTGTGCTCGGCGCGCATCCGGCCCAGTGCCTTGGAGGCTTTCTCGGCAGATTCAATCTCTGCTTCAGTGAGCCGGATGTTCAGGTCCTGGTTGGCTGCCAGGTCCTTGAGGAAGGGCAGCAGCCCCGCCCCAGATTTGCCAAACAGTTCAAGCGCAATGGCCGTCTTGCCTGCCCCGTCCTCGAAATTGGACAGTTTCAGGGCAATGTCGTTCATGACCTCAGCCGGATCGCGCAGGTTTCCACCCGCATCTTTGGCCTTCACACCCAGAAACTGCAGGGCCTGCGAAGCCCCTTTGGTCTCATCGTCCACCCCGGCGAGCCCTTTGGAGAGCTTGGTCAGGCCTACACCGATCTGCTCCATCGCCACGCCAGAAATGGTGGCCACCGGTGCAAAGCCAGACAAGGCCGTGGCGCTTGCCCCGGTCTGTTCGGCCAGATCCTGCAGGGCGGCCACCGTTTCCAGCGTGTGAGCAACCAACTCCTTGAGCGCCACCACCGACTCCACGCCGATGGCGATGGCGAAGGTTGTTTTAGCGACCTCAGCAACTTTTTCGAGGGAACCACGCATGGATTCGGCGTGGCGCTCCAAAAGCAATGCACTCTTGCCCAGGTCTTCGCGGAAATCGGCCGTTTCCGCTGCAAGTTTGACCACGAGGGAGCCGATATCAGCCATGCTGTGATTGCCTTATGTTGGCCTTGTGTGGACCTTGTGCGCGAACATGGCCTTGAACCGGGCCACATTGAGCTGTGTTTCGTCTTGAGGTTGGGTGGATTGCGGTTTTTCGAGGAAAGGCATGAAGTCCTCTGGCCGAAACGGCCCCGCATCTTTGGCCCGGTGGGCATTGGCAAAAGTGGAGGCCACCACACCGGACCTGTAGTCGGCCCGGTAGTCCCCGAAGGGCTCGAGCTGGTAGTACGCCATCCACTCGGTCAGCTCGTCCGAGCCCATCGATGCGAGCATCTCGCGCACCGGCAGGCCCAAAGCCAGCGCCAGTCGGAACACAAAGCGTCTCGAAGGATGGGCGATCAGGCGTTTTTTGCGGCGTCCACCTGATCAGCGCCAATGCCATTCAGACGCTGGGACACGGCAAACACACGGTCCAGTGCCTTGGCGCTCTTGCCACCGAGCGCCGTGATGTCACCATCGCTGAAAAGGCGGTTGCCCGTCTCATCGCACAGGGTGAGCGAAACCAGGCGGGCACGGACGTTCTCAAGGCGGCCTTCCTTGCCAATCAAGCTGGCTTCAAAGGCATCACGGTCGGTACCGGTCATGGTGCGCACCTGTACCTCACCGCCCCACTCAGGAACTTGAATAACTTCACGGGGCAGATCATCGCTCTGCAGGATTTGTTCACGGGTCAACATGGGTGTATCTCTCTTTAAGTTTCGGTGATGTCGCCATCAATCTCGATGGTCACGGAGGCCTGCACGACCGCATCCACACCGCCTTGCACGCTGAAGTGCGTGACATAGCCGTAGAAGGTCCAGGTGGCAGGGTTGGTGTCGGTAAAAGTGATCTTGAACTGGCGGCGCACCCGGTTGGCCCGGTCGGTTCTCAGGCCCTGGTGCACCAGATCGTCGGGGTTGTAGTGCAGGGTCAGGGAAAGTTGACCCTCGTCGCGCAGGCCCACGCGCTTTTCCTTGGCGGTGGACGCCAGATTGGTCACGTCGATCACGGCGGCCTGCCCGCCAGGGCCTTGAAACGAGACCACGTTGGGGACGGTTTCAAAGGCAGTGGTGCCAAACCGGGCAATGGCGATGCCCTGCGCGGTGATTGCGGTGCTGCTCATGCACATGCTCCTAGTTTCATGGTGAACCCACCGGCCGGTGGTAGGTGTAGTCCACGCTCACCCGGTACAGCCGGGCCTGATCTTCAAATTCACTGAGCCCCATGCGCACATCGGCGACGGTGCTCTTGTCCGCCAGCAGCGCAGCCAGGACCTGGTCTTGCAGGTGCAAGGCCTCCTGGTACGTTCTGGCGTAGGTGTCGACCTGCACGCGCACGCGCTGCAGGCCGTGCGGTCCATCGATCCCAAAGATGTGCTCCTGCACGATGGGCGTGTAGACGATGGCCGGGTACTGGGTGTTTTCTGCTGCGACAAGCGCGTAGACCTCCCCCCCGGCCAGATCCTTGATGGCGTCAAAGAAATCCTGCACTGCTACTTCCTCTGCTGACCTCTGTAAAGGTTCTTGGCTTCGATCTCGATGCGCTCACTCAACCGGTCCTTCATGGCCTGCACCGCTTCGCGCCGCTTGGCTTCCAGGGCAGGCCTCAGGAATGGCCGTGCGCGCATTTTTCGGGTACCAAACTCCACGAAACGCCAGTACCAGGCATCTTGCGAGAGGTTGCCCTTCTTGCCTTGCTTGCGGTACTTCTTGCCATGTCGCACCGTCACAAAGAAGGTCTGGCGCGTGAGGTTGGAGAGCTCAGGGATCTGTTTCATGATCACCGAGCGCTTGAGCGTGCCCGGTGGCGGCTGATTCGGTCCCAGGACTTCGGCCGCTTTGGGCGCACGCATGCGGGCTTCATCGCGGATGACCTTGGCCCCGGCATAGACCGAGACGCGCAGGCCGTTCTTGGCCACTCGATCGGGCAATTCGCGCAGGGCTTTGGCCAATTCAGCCAAGCCCTCGACCTTGAAGCGTTCATGTTTAGCCATCGTCCAAACCTTCGCTGGCCAGCAGGATGACCAGGACACGTTTCTCGTCCTCGTTCAAGGCCGAATGAATGTTGAAGATCCTCGCCCTGTAGAGCACCCTGTACTGGGCCACCAACTGCGGGTTGTCAAAAATGCTCTGGTAACGCACCGTGATCTGATGCGTGAGTTCGGCCGAGATCCGGCTGGCGATCACAGCCTCTCGTCCAGACAAAGGCTGGATGTCTGCCCACACGGTGGCCACATCGATCCATGTGCGGCTGGGCGCGCCCAGGCTGTCTTTAATGGTGCTGGGGCGCTGAATCTTGATGCGGCGGCCCAGCGTTCCGGCTCCGATCGGGTTCATATCAGGGGTACCTTGTAGGGATCGAGCAGGCCATCGATGAAAGGCAAAGGGTCAATGCGCCCTCGCGTCATCGATGCCACCTCCTCGCGGTGAACGTACAGAGAGCCCAGGCGCAGCTTGATCCAGGTCTTGATGCCCTCGGGCACGGCCGAAGCAATGCCATATCCGGCATCAAAGATCACGTTCACGGCCCCGATCTGAGGCAGGGAAATCGGCCAGATCTGCCCGAACACGGGGGTGATGCGGGCAGGCTCGCAGGCACTGTCAACGGTGTAGTTCGCTGCTGGCATGACCTGCCAGGCTCCGGCCATGTCCAGATAGCGGATTTCCACCACCGACTGCACGGGCGATTTAGGCAGCAAAACAGCATATCCAGGGAGCGAGAATGTCTGCCCTGCGGGCACGCCCATGAGGCTCGGTCCAGGAAAGCTGTCGAGCACCATCCGCCAGCGAGCCGTGACGAGTTGTCGATTGGTCAGCGTCTCGGCCGCCTGTCGGGCGGCCGAGATCAGGACCTGAATCAGGCTGTCGTCGTCATCGAAGTCCACCCGCAGGTGGAGCTTGGCTTCGGCAAGCGAAACCGGCTCTCCTGCAGGAGGGGTGATCAACTGCATAGGCATGCATTGCTCTCCCCGATTTCTTAGACCACCTGGACCACAGCGGCCTGGTTATTGGCGTCGCCCGGCGCAAACCGGGGATTGACGCCAAGCACCTGGGCTGCGGTCAGACTGGCGGCCACGCCCACGGTCACCGACAGGCGAACATAGGCATAGCCATTGGTCACATCCAGGTCTTCAGGGCGCAGATTGATCAGCGCCTGCTTGGCCGAGCCACTGGCTGCCTGGGTGAGCTGCGTGATGGCCTTGCCCGTCAGGTCCTTGGCACCGGTGCCCGAGGCATCCTGGGCCTGCTGGAGCTTGGCGTCGAGCGTGGCATTGGTGCCCAAAGCGCCACTTTGGACCAGCGCCAGCAGGTTGTGATGGTTACCGGCCGAGATCCAGCCGGTAGAGGTGGTGCCGACGGCCTGGCTGGCCGGGTCGATGGTGGCCAGAACCGAGAACAGCTCGCTGCCTTTTGCATTGGGAAACATGAGATTTCTCCTTGATGGTCAGGCGCCAGCTCAGCGAGCGCCCAGTTGGACAAAGGGCGACAGGGTCGTGTTGCCCTTGGCGGGGGTGATCGGCGCAGCGATCTTGGATTGGCCATCCATGCGGAACGTGGTGCGGAAAGCCGTGAGGTCCGCATCGAAGTACAGGTGCATGGAAGTGGCTGTCTGCATGCCCCCCGCCTTGGTGATGGTCTGGTAGTACGACAGGTCCGCCAGGAGCACATCGCCTGCAGAGGAGAAGGTGTTGGCGTGCTGGGAGACGATCACCGGACGGCCGAGCAGCGTGCCGTAGGGCGAAACCTGAATGCCACCCGGGTTCATGCCGGTGGGCAGGTAGATCGGGTAGTTGCCCAGGGTCAGCGTAAAAAGCGCTGGGAGCACATCGTTGTTGACGATCCAGACCGCCTTGCCAAACGAGCCGGGTGGCAGGCGCGAGATCATCTTGGCCAGGTTCTGGGCCAGCAGCGTCTGCGTGGCCTGACCCGATTCCTTGGCCACGGTCACCGTGGTGGCGTTGCTCATGCAGCCCACCGGCAGGCCAGTACCCGAGCCGAACAGGATCGATTCGTTGGTCTTCCAGCGAATGGAGGTGGCGATCTTGTCGGGCAGGTAGGTCGACAGGGCATTCGTGTCGTCCAGCAATTCGTCGGTCACCGGCACCAGGGCCATGAGCTTTTTGAGGCGCAGGGTCGACAGGCCAAGCACCGGCTTGGTACCGATGGCAGAAGCCGCTTCACCTTGCCAGTAGGCACGGATGCCGTTGGTACCCCAGGGCGTGGTCTCATCCTTGGGGAAGGCCATGGTGTTGCCCGTGATCTCCACGTTGTCGGTCATCGGCAGCAGGGAGTCCTCGCCCAAAGACAACTGGAAGATTTCCTGGGCGAACTGGGGCGGCACCAGAAAGCCGCCATCCTGTGCCGAGCCTTCGCTGCCGAAGGAAGCAGGCGCCACAGCGTTTCGGCCCGAGCCGATCAGCAGACGCTCATCAATCGATGCGCCGGGGTTTTGCGCCTGGCGCACGGTCTTGAGGAAGTCGCCCACACTCTTGAAGCCATGTTTGGGGTCAGAGGCGGCGTTGTCCACCACAGTGATCACGGAGGCCGTGCTCAGTTGAGAGGGGTGGTTCATCTGCGCCTCTTCGGCAATCAGGGCAGCTTCACGGTCAATGGCGGCTGAAGTTGCTTCGATCCTGGCCTTGAGGGCTTCGAAAGCTGCGACCTCTTCGTCGTTCATGTCGCGCTGCTCAGCGGCAGCGATGTCGGTCAGGGCGCGCGCGTCCTTGACCAGGGTGGCTTTGCGAGACTGAAGCTCGCGCAATTGCTTGCTCATTGGTTTATCTCCAGAAATGAAAAAGCCGCCCAGGCCAAAAAGCTCAGGGCGGCGGTTTGAGGCACGACCAACGGGTCGCAGACGTGAAAAAGGCCTCTACGGAGGCCTTCGAATTTGAAATATCACGGCGGTGATGTCATGGTCACGATGACTTGATCAAGTCTTTGACAGTTGCCAGCGGCAGGTACAGAAACAATGGGTTTTCAACCGTTGCACGAAAGCCATGGTGCGTATAGAACTCAGCCGCGCTTTCATCCTTTGCATCCACCACAAACGCATAGGCTGCAATTTCTGCGGTTGCAGCACGGCGCAAGGCATCGGCAAGCAACGCTGCGCCCAGGCCCTTGCCCTTGAAACTCTGATCTACTGCCAGACGCCCCATGCGCACAGCAGGCACATTCGGGTAGCGAGGAAGTTTTTTGGCCAGGTTCTCAGCCAGGTCGGTCAACAAGATGCTGGCCGAAGCCAGCGTGTAATAACCTGCCACCCGGCCACTGCCATCAAGTGCTGTGAAGCACGCGGTCACACGACGCTTGATGTCCTGACTGACCTGAGTTTTAAAGTACCTGTCCAGCGGCTCAACACCACATTCAAATCCCGAACGGTCTGCACCCGGGTCAAGTGGAACAACAGAAAACCGGCCTGCCATCAAGCCGCCAACAGCTTATTGGCCTTGGCAAATGCACGCTTGAGTGCTGCATTGGGTTTGGCAGGTGCGATCAGGGCGTGGGCAAAAGCCTCCTGATCAGCCATGGTCATGCGCACATGATCAGCCTGCTCAATCGCCTGAGAGGCGGCAGACTGCAGCGCATGGATCACAAAATCAGTCATGGTGCGACCTTGCATCTCTGCTGCACGCTTGACGACCACATGCAAATCGTGACTGATCCGAGCCTCTAGTCTTGCAGACTGAGGCTTCACCGAACTGGGCTTGATCGAGCGAGAGGTGGCAACAGCGGCTCTTGCAGCCATAACGTTTCTCCTAAAGGCTGAACGAATTGTACGGCAATTTGCCGGATGAATGCAAAGGATAACTGCAACCAAGGGCGATTACGCCAGCAAAGCCAGTGAATTGCACGCCTGCTTCAAGCGTGACTGGCTACGAACAGCGTTGCCTGAGACCTTGGCCTGCATGCGGGCCAGAACATCGTCAAAGGATGCGATGCCATCGACCATGCGCTGCGTCAAAGCAGCATCAGCTCCGAGAACACGACCTTCGCCCATGCCGTTTCGGACATCGTCGACCGTGACACCTCTGCCCACGGCCACAGCCTGGATGAAGGCGTTGTAGTAGTCGTCCACACGGGACTGCATGAAGGCTTGGGCCTCGGGATCCAGCGGCACATAGGGGTTGCCCTCGACCTTGAACTTGCCAGCCGAGATCAGGGTGGTTTTGACGCCCTCTTCTTCCAGCGCTTTGGAATAGTCAAAGTGCGCCTGCCACACGCCAATGGAGCCCACCTCACCTCCAGGGGTGACGTAGAACTCACTGGCAGAGCAGCCAATCCAGTAAGCCGCCGAGGCAGCCAGGCTGTTGGCCACGGCCACCACGGGTTTCTGGGCTCGT